GCAGTGGGAGCAACTGGGGCAACTGGGCCGACTGGGGCAAATGGACAAAATGGAGCTGCTGGAAATGACGGCGCAGCAGGAGCAGTGGGAGCAACTGGGGCAACTGGGGCAACTGGGGCAACTGGGCCGACTGGGGCAAATGGACAAAATGGAGCTGCAGGAAATGACGGTGCAGCAGGAGCAGTGGGAGCAGTGGGAGCAACTGGGCCGACTGGAGCGACTGGGTCAAGTGGGCAAAACGGTAGCAATGGAAATGATGGGGCAGTAGGAGCAGTGGGAGCAACTGGGGCAACTGGGCCGACTGGAGCGACTGGGTCAAGTGGGCAAAATGGAGCTGCAGGAAATGACGGCGCAGTAGGAGCAGTGGGAGCAACTGGGGCAACGGGGCCGACTGGGTCAAGTGGGCAAAACGGTAGCAATGGAAGTGATGGAGCAGCAGGAGCTGCAGGAGCAGTAGGAGCAACTGGGCCGACTGGAGCAAGCGGGCAAAATGGAGCTGCTGGAAATGACGGCGCAGCAGGAGCGGTGGGAGCAACGGGGCCGACTGGGGCAAATGGTGCAGTAGGGGTTACTGGGCCGACTGGTGTTGCTGGTGGTAATAACTTTTATAGTACATTTGGCACGCCCATCATTTTGCAAAATGGGATAGTATTACATTCAGGGGATACAGCAGCAAATAGTATTCCCATTGGGATGTTATCAGGATTTGTATTATCTTTTGATTTCCCGACAGGATTTGCGAGTGTTGGTGGAGTATCAAATACTAGTGGTAGTATTCTTTTCAAATTTGACTTAATAGACTATATCAAGCTAGATTTTAATTATAATAGTACTGTAGTAGTATTTACATATACATTAGGAACACTATCAAATTTCATTAATTTAACTATTGGCGATCCGCATCGGTTTGATTTATATTTTGATGGAACTACAGCGACTCTTAATAATAATGGCGCGCTTATTGCAGCTAATGTAGTAGATCGCGATGAGTATGTATTAGCGTTAGAGTCACAATGTATTGACACTATTACAATCAGTAATTTATATTTCAATACTCTTGGATTTTTAGGTGGGATTGGCCCCACTGGTGCATTTGGCGGGCCCACTGGGCCGACTGGATCTATAGGGGCAGCAGGTGCAATCGGGGCAACTGGCCCCGCGGGTGGGCCGACTGGCCCTACTGGCCCCGCTAGTAGTAATAATTTAGCTTATGTATCACAATTAGCAGGAGCGCACATAGACATCACAGCTGCAGCGCAAACAGTGATCTCAATATCAAAAACAGTTACAACTAAGCCAGTAATGATTTCAGCAATTGGTGATTTTAATTGGAGTAGTACGCCAGATGGGGTTGGTTGGGCGGGGTTTCAGTTATATAGGGATAGTACAGCAATAGGGGCAATTATTGCTGCTGATAATAATACCGATTTGAATGTGCCATTTAATCTCATGTTTATTGATGCACCATCAGCGGGAACGTACACATATAGTATGCAGTGTAATTATATACGTGATTTTGCAGTATGTCGCATATCTGAAAATGGTGGCGCATATATGTTCGCACTTGATTTAGGATTGTAGTACTATAGGAGTAATACTATAAGAGCAGTACCTACAAGAGTAGTACTAAAATGTAAAAATAATTGCTATTACTATTCTAAAAATGGACACTACTACTACTACCAGCATCAACAGCAACACACGCAAGCCAGCAATATGTTTGAATATGATTGTGAAGAACGAGAGTGCTATCATAGTGCGTTTATTGGATAGTGTGCGGCCAGTGATATCGGGTTATTGTATATGTGACACTGGTAGTACTGATGATACCGCTGCAATCATAAAAGCATATGCTGATAAACATCAGTTGCCCGGAGTATTATTTCATGTTCCTTTTCAGAATTTCGGTTATAACAGGTCGCTTAGTCTATCAAAAGCGCGCGAATTAGGATATGATTATATTTTATTATTGGATGCTGACATGGTGTTTATGTTGCCAGCATCCCCCACAGCATTTTTTGCATATTTAGAAGAACAGCATAACCACCATAACATATTAGGCTGCACTAGTAGCGGGGGAGCATGGGGGAGCGCAGTCAACCCCAGTAGTACAGCAGTACAAAAGGCACAAAATGCATTAGTGTTTCAAATGCAGCAAAATAATAGTAGTCTCAATTATTATAATGTGCGGTTGCTATCTAGTGTTATTCCAGTAAAATGTGTAGGAGTAACGCATGAATATTATGATTATGTGGAAAATGGTGGAGTTGCAACTATTAGGATGCCGCCCACAATAGCATGTATTAAGGATGTGAGTGATGGCGGGTGTAAAGCGGATAAATGTCCGCGTGATATTGCATTATTGTCTACTGCCCTTAATGATATAGGAAATAGTAGCAATGCACCACTAAAACAGAGGTATCAGTTTTATTTAGCGAATACATATTATGATATGCATCAGTATGAGTTAGCAATTAAGTATTACAAAGAGCGGTTAACGCCAATAGCATTAAAAACGGGATGGATTGAGGAGATATTTTATGTATATTTGAATATTGGTCATTGTTATTATGCGCTAAATAATGTAGAAACTGCGATAGGATATTGGTTATCTGGATATACTGCGCATCCCGCACGGGCTGAATCATTGTATGAAATTATAAAGCATTATCGTGTGGCGAGTAAATATAGTATTGCATGGTTTTTTTATAAATTAGCTAAGGAAATTGGGTATCCGCGGAGGGATATGTTGTTTATAAATAGTGCAGTGTATGAGTATTTATTAGATTATGAGGCAAGTATTATAATGTATTATGTGCCTAGTGCTTTACAGTGCACTGATAAAGTGACTAAATTGCTAGCTGCGCTGTTTAGATCGCAGCATACGCAGCATTTATATAGTAATTTGTTATCCAATTATAAGTTTTATAGTGATATTTATATCCTTCAGTTTAGGATGATTCGTGATTTCACGGGAATATTAGATTATGTCACAATGGATGGAACAGTATTATATTCATCAACGCCATCGATAGCATTATATAAGAATAAATTATATATGAATGTGCGTTATGTGAATTATAAGATTAATCATGAGACTGGAGCATATATTTATACTGGTATCTACGCAGCAGCAGAAGCAGCAGGAGGAATCCAGCAGAAACTAATAGGAGTACAGCAAATAATAACAGTAAATAAGTGTATAGTGATGAATATGGATACAATGGAACAGGAGAATAGTGTAGTCTTTACAACGGCGATGGATAAAGGGCAGCAATATTGTGGTATTGAGGATTGCAAAATAGCTGTTGTAGGTGGGAAATTACGGTTTTTAGGTACAGTAGGATATCGGAACAGTTTAGCGATGTGTCATGGTGAATATGATATTACTGCAGCGGAGTTAAAGTATGAAGTATTGGCATCGCCAATTGGGGCATCATGTGAAAAGAATTGGTGTTATATTGGTGACCATCATATTATTTATAAATGGTATCCATTAACAATAGGAACAATATCAGTTGATAATGCATTTATCCCACTAAAACACAAACAAAATTATGAAAAGAATGCAATATTGCCGTGGATTTTTCAGCATGTGAGGGGGAGTACTAATGCAGTATTGTATGAATCACGATGGTGGTTAATCACGCATATTGTAGATTGTAGTAGAACGAATGCGCCACGTATATATTATCATATGATAGTAGTGTTAAATAGTGATTATTCATTGTACGGATATAGTGTTCCTTTGAAATTCAGTAAAAATAGTATTGAGTTTTGTTTAGGAATAGTGTGGTGGCGTGAGCAATTAGTGATAGCGTATAGTGAATGGGATCATTCGACTAAATTAGGATTTCTAGATAAGGTTGAAGTGAATGCATTATTATTAGCTAATAAATAGTGGCTAATAAGTAATGACTAATAAGCAGTTACCTAATAAGTAGCTAATAAGCAGTTACCTAATAAGTAGTGGCTAATAAGTAATAGCTATATATAAATATATTGAATTATAGTAAAAATAAAATCAAAAGATGTCTCATGAGGGTGTGCATGCATTAGTATTTTTACTAATATTGATAGTAGTACTGGGTGTTGTTGTAGTATTACCAATAGTATTATTGCCATCGCCACAGCAGTATATGGGAGTATCAGGATATGCATATGAGGGATTTGCATCCAAAGTAGCATCCGAAGCAACAGTAACATTATATTGGGCTGAATGGTGTCCGCATTGTGTAAGTTTCAAGCCAATATATGAGTCAGTAAGTAACAAAATGGGTAATAAAAGGAATAGTGTAGGCACGCTGATTAAATTTAAGCAAGTGGATTGCGTAGCATTGCCTGATAAGTGTAAGGAGAATCACGTAACAAGTTATCCAACGATAAAGGTGAAGAAGGGTAGTATGAAGGAGACAGAGTATAAGGGAAATAAGGATGATGCAGCATTTACGAACTTTGTGGATAAGTTGTAGAAATCCAAGAGTGCATGTGAGAGTAGCCTAATTGGATGCATTCTAGGGCATTATTAGTAGGAGTTAGGAAGTTCATAGATGTAGCAATAGAGCGTGGAATAGTGATAATAGCGATATGGGAGTGGTGTTTTTCTAATAGTGGGATAATATTAGTGCTAGATTTAAGTAATTTATCAATATATTCAGTAAGTGAGATAGTATGAATATTAAAGTCTGTATTTATTTCATTAGTAAGGTATATGCCTAAAGTAGTATCGGATGTTGCTGCACTAGCATTAGCACCAGTACCAGCGCAGTGGAATAGGTCAAAGGGGAAATTATTGCTAACACCGCCATCACAGTACCAAGTATCACAGATGCGAACAGGTTGAAATAGTAGAGGGATAGCGATGGATGCTTGTACAGCTAAATAGATAGGCACATCGGGGGATGTAGTATGATTAAATAGTTCAAATTTCATAGTATTGATATTAGTGACACCAATTTCCAGTTGCATGCCACTTATAGAATATAATTGTGAAAAAGTGAGATTAGGGATAGTAGTTTTTGCAGTGATAAGTTCTTTAAGTTTGTGGATGAATTTATGGTTTGAGTCTAATCCTTTTGTGATTGGGAAAAGCAGGATATTATCTACATTAACATCTATGTAATCAGCAGCATTTATAGCTAACAGAGTGGAATATAGTTCATCACTAGTGTATCCGATAGCGATAAGAGTGCCGAATAGGGAGCCAGCACTGCATCCTATTATATGGTTTATTTGAGAGAGGATGTGGGATTCTTCTAGAGATTTAAGGACACCGATATAGGAGTAACCGAGAATGCCACCACCAGATAGTATTAATTGGGAAATTGATGAGATTGTTGGCATGGTTAAGTTTTTATATTGTGTACGTGATATAAATTAAATAATTACCGCACACAAATTAAACTACTCTTCTATACTCTTCTATACTATACTTTAATAGAAGTAAAAAGTAAGATACAACAAGATGGATAAGATAGATAAGATGGATAAGATGGATAAGAGAGTGGATTATTTGATTAATGAGTTAATAAAGAGGTCACCTGGGCGATATAGGTGTGATTGGCATGGGCGGGAGTATATATTAACATTGGATGATGTATTTAAGTTTTTGCATGATAATATGGGGAGTGAGGTGACTGAGGCTGAATTTTATAGGTATATGTCACGCCGAATAATAAGGAAGTATTATAGTCCGATACAGGTGCATCAGAAGAGGATATCATCTAGTAAGAATCACGAGCAGAGAACGCCAGAATGGTTTGAGTTTCGCCGTGGGATGATTACTGGAAGTGAGGCTGGTTATATGTTAGGAGTATGTGGTCAATCATCAGCATTAAATGCGTTTCGTGGTAAGATAGATTTACCGCATAGTACGCCACCGAGTGGTGCAAGTGCGATTATTCATGGAACTAATTATGAGTGTGTAGCAAAGAGTATATATGAGTTACGGTATGGGGTAGATATCTTAGAAGTTGGTTGTTTAGGGGCTGCACCAGCTACATTTGTGGGTGCGAGTCCCGATGGTATAGTGCATCGTACATCTACAGAATTGACACCCGCAACGCGTGCAAGTTGGTTACGCTATGGGCGATTGATAGAGATAAAGTGTCCCTATAGTCGTTACATAGATAGCAGTATAAAAGCGGAATATGAGATTCAGATGATGCAGCAGCAATATACATGTAAGTTGCCAATTTGTGATTTTGTGGAATGTGCGATAGTGGATCGTGATAATGCGCATATTGGCGGCAATGTGCATTATATGTCGTATAATACGTTGGATGATTTATTGTTGGATGTATTTATACCAGATGCGCCACATTATGATGATTTAGGGAATGAGGAGCCACCATTTACTGTACAAAATGCGAATATACCGCAGTGTAATTTAGGTAGAGAGGGGTATGAGAAAGGGATATTAATAGTAAAATCATTGAGTGGAACGTATAAAAAGCAGCAAATATTGTATCCGATGGATATTCCTTATGTTAAAAGTGAGATTGAATTATGGATTGCGCAGCAGTGTGCCACTGGTAATTGTCTTGTGAAATTGTGGAAAGTATGGCAATATGATATAAAAACAGTAATATATCATCAAACACAGTACGAAACAGTGTTAATACCGCGATTGTTTAAAATTTGGTCAAATATTACAATATTTCGTAATATGTCAGAATCTGATAAATTACTGCATTTTGAATATGTGAAAGCAAATATTGAAGAGCCGTATAAGAGACATTTATTACTGCCATGCGATAATGCACTCACAGCATCACACGCATCAGCGGGAGATGGGGCAGGGGCTGCAATGGCTGCGCCAGTAGTAGATAATGCTAAAGCAGAAGACACAGAAGCCGCAGCAGCAGCCGCAGCAGCAGCAGCAGCAGCAGCAGCAGCAGCAGCCAAAATAACTGTAAAGAAATCGGGGAAGGGGCGAGCAACGAGTTATGAGATAGCGAGTAATTTGCGTGATGTGGAGAAATTGCTGCATCAATAGCAGTATTAAAATATATGTTATGAATAAAATATAAAATTATGTCTAATAACAGCAGTTGTTATCGCACAGTGGATAATAAATATTTGAGTTGTCCGCCGCGAATGAGTGATGGCCGTCACTTTACGGATTATCGTCCGAGTTGCGAGATAAATGATTTAATTAAATTTGATAATAATGTGAGTAATTCGTTGAGTTACCGGCAATTTTTAACGCATAATGGGGAAGAATTGATGGCGCGGAATAGGGAGGCAGCATGTTTGATGAATTGTTGTGGGCCATGTCCGAAGTCGTTTGATGCGGATGGGAATGTGGCTATTGATGGTGGGTCAACAATGTTGCCAGAGCAATCCATGTGGGTATCAGATGGTCGTGTAATGAAAAGGGTATTAACAAATCCGAATGGATTGGGTACAGGGAGACAGTATTGGACAGAAGATAAAGGAGCAGTACAATCGCGCATGATGAAGGGGTTATTGACTTATGTAGGAGCTGCTGGCCAGTGAGTTGGTGTTATTACTGTAGGGGGTATAGGGGGCTAGCGCCCCCTTATTCCCCCTTAACCCCCAATCGTCGGGGGCTATAGGGGGCTAGCGCCCCCTTATTCCCCCTTAACCCCCAATCGTCGGGGGCTATAGGGGGAGCGAAGTCACCCCCATTATGATGTTAATGTTACATAGGGGAATTATAGTATATAGTGCGTTTTTGGTTCATATTATCATCAGAGATGATAGTATTGTATATATCATGTAAGGAGTCACCTGCGAGTAATTGGGTGATAAAGTAGATGCAATAGACACCGCATTCAGATTTTTTGTATTGGTGTCTTTTTATATTGCGTAGTACTTGATAGGGCCCCCCAAAATATTGAACTGCCTGAGATTGTAATCTATCAATAAGAGTGATAACTTCCACAGGCGGTGGGAATCCATAACTATCCCAGAATGCGATTTTATGTGCAACCATATCAACATACATTGCAATCCAATGGCTGCCGTGTTTGGTATGTTCTTCAAGATTGAACACTATACCAATTTGGGATTTTCTTTGCTTTTTCAGTTCGCGTAGGTTAAGTTTGCAAACTTCATTGCTGACACAATTGTGTCCATCACCGAGTACTTTATCAAAATCAATAGGAACAGCACCACGAAATGTGAAAGTATTGTATACTTCTTCGTATTGTGTTAATACATCTTCAATATCAGTAGTGCTAAGCCAATTAGTATTTTTATATTTCCAAGATTTAGGCATTTCAGGTCTAAAATTACTGCGCAAAGTATCCCATAGTGTGGGTGATACGTGTTTTTTTACCCAACAGTATTCAGTTGCGCATTCTGGCGATGTCATTTTTTGTGATATGCTATTCCATAATATTGCATGTTGCTGGGGATAGGCAACACTATCACTATCACTATCACTATCATTATCACTATCATTATCACTGGGGGGGATGATTACGATATGATCGGAAGGATTAAAGGTATTCCACTCACGTATAATTTTACGTAGTTCATCAGTAGTTAGGCAAGATAGTGTAGAAGTTGCGGGATGTTTTGTTTTTTTAGATCTGATAGTGTGTTTATGTTTGTGTGTATGCAATCTTTTAGGAGAGCATTGCGATGGCATAATATGAAATGAATTAGTAGCATTGGCAGCAGTAGTGGCAGTGCTAGTGGCAGCATTGGTAGTAGTAGTATTATTTTTTAGAGTAGAGGAGGCTGATGTAAGCCATTGTAGCATTTTTTATTTTGATGTGATATATTCTGTAATATATTCATTAGCGACATCATAATAAAATATCATAATAAATAAATGACTAAGCTAGAAGCATCTGGCAAGCGTAGTTTTACAGTTGTCAAGGCTGCACATAGTGATGGTTGTGCAACTAAATTTCATGATAATTCCCGTTTAATTAGTAGGCATCCTAGTGGTGCTGCCAGTAAGGCATTTAGTGAATTATGTAATTTGAAGAGAGTAAAGGGTGGCTGTGCGTTGTATATATCAGTACGTGAGACAACACAAGGGTCAAATGGTAAGATATTTACGTATAAGTGTCATAGAAAGAAGTTGGATAAACCAGTTGAATTGAAGGGGCGAGTAATTGAGTATGTGAATGATGTAAAATCAAGTAAAAGCACGCCAAAGTGTAGTCAAACACATAAGAGTTCCGGGCGTATGTTGGGAACATCGCGAAGACAAAGCCAACGGAAATAGTAAAAAAAGCACAAAACGAAAGTAAGACAAAAATTGATAATTTTGTCTTTAATAATTGTGCTGACGCGAAAGATAGTGGGTCCTAGTTGAATAAAGAAATCATGCCCTTGTTATCAAATGAAAAACCTCGTAAGCCGACTATGGAGAGTTTGCTATTAAGGATGTTGATTTCGTGGAGGTAGTGTGAATCATTCGTAAAACTAAAGTTGTACGCAACCACCCACTTGTGTAAGTGCAGTTGACAAGTTCAGTTGATACGTTCAATTGACAAGTTCAATGCACTTCTTTTAGAATCAGCATGAATAGCTATTGCACTGAACTTTTATTTTTTTGTTGTATTATTGTATTATTTGCATTGTTTTACAATTATGGTTCAAGTACTTTGAATTTTTGTAAAGCATCTTTGCTAGCGGCATGTTCTGCTAATTTTACGGTTATGCCAGAGCCACGGCCTAATATTTCCCCATCAGATATAATTAGGATTGCTACTAATTTAGTAGAAGTTCCATCAGCAATAGCGATATTAGTAGTATCATGTTTGAATTCAATATGTGTAGTAGTTTTTCGTGTTCGTTTAAGATATTTGAGTAATTGGTCTTTATAATTGGAATCATGAAGTATAAGTTCAGTGAAATCTATTTTACTATGTTCATCTTCCAGTAATGTAATTATAAACAATTCAGCAATATGGTAACCATTACTACTATTATATGTGATCACAGCAGTCGTTGGGGGAGCGAAGTCACCCCCTGTAGCGGCGCCATGCCGTTGCACACTAGTGTTAAAATCAATAAAGATTGCTGCTAAGAAGGCTTCGCACACATCACATAATATTTTAGTATCATCTCGTGCATGTTGGATATCATCTAATGTTTTAGAAAGTATAATATAGGTATTTAATCCTAATAATTTAGCTATATGTGCTAACATATTGCGATTTACTAGTTGTACTTTAAGAGCGGACATAAATCCTTCATTTTCGCGTGGGAATCTTTTATGTAAATAGGCTGCTATAATTAGTTCTAGAACAGCATCACCTAAAAACTCTAATCTTTCGTATGATTTCTCTTGTAAAAGCACACATCCATCAGGATTTTCTTTAATTTTCACGTTATCTCTGTAACAAATAGCACTAATGTAGTCAGTTGTATAACTTTCATGAGTTAATGCTTCTTGATATAGTGCTAAATTATTAATCGTTTTATAGATACCATAACGTTGCAATATATTTTGCACTTTATGTTTATCAATTAATTTATTATTTTTATTGAATGGATTAAGAATTCCCTTGCATTCACTAAGTTCTATATTAATAGCACGTTCAGCGATGCTGCTGCTGCTGCTGCAGCTAGTTGTTACGGAAGATTTTGCAGTCATATATTGCTAATGCTGTGTGTGTGTGTTAAACTATGTTTTATTATTATTGATTGTGATAAATATACTATACTTATAACTGTACTATTATCAATTTTGTAGAAGACAACTTCGCGCCTCTATGGCATCGTACATTGGCGTCATTATGGGGGGTATGGTGGGAGCAGCTACTTAGGCAATAGTGCGGCCAGATGCCAGTATAATGTAGATATAGACAGCATAAATAGTGAATACAACAAGGTATATTAGTAGTAAAAAAGTGGTAAATTGTATAAAACCGATGCCAGTTTTAGATAAATTAGTGATAAAATAGGATGCATTTCCGTTGCGTCTGTATGTGATGTTGCATAGTGGTGTAGCACCGGGGTTAGGTTTATCAACATTTAGATTAGGATTATTGAGAATTTGGATTTTATCAGTAATGTTAAAATAAGTAGTGCAATAGTATAATAATGCGGCTGTGCCAATTATAGCACATATAGAGAATATGCATAATATTATAAGTAGGATAAGACTACCAAGAGTTTTAAAGTAGTAATACACTGGGGATAGTAGAGCAGTAATAATTGCGATAAGGGTGAATATCCAGAAAGCAGTAGGAACTAGTAAGAAATTATAGGATGAATAGTTGCCAGCAGTGATAGTAATTTTGGTTGGATCAGTATTAACACCGCATGCCTGCACATTAAGTGCTGGATTCATTGATGTCATTTTTAGTGCAACCAGTCAGCTAATAATTTACTATTTATTTGCATTTTTATTAAGAGACAGCATGATAATGTGCTAGTGTGCTAGTGTGCTAGTGTGCTAGTGTGCTAGTGTGCTAGTGTGCTAGTGTGCTAGTGTGCTAGTGTGCTAGTGTGCTAGTGTGCTAGTGTGCTAGTGTGCTAGTGTGCTAGTGTGCTAGTGTGCTA